TAAAGCTAATGCTACTCGTAATAACAGCATGAAAGAGCAGATCAAAGCACAAACCGATGCAGCTAAAGCTAATGAGTATATTGCTAACGAAATGGAAAGAGTTAATCGCTTGACTGCATCCAATGGTGATATCACCAGTGCTACCAATAATAGATTGATTAAGTTTGAACAATCATTAAGAGCATCTGGTAGAAGTGCTGCTGAAGTGACTACCCAACTCGATGCTTACAAAGCTGCTCTAATGGCTACACAAAAAGCTGCAGGTAATCGTCAAATTGATTATCTCTCAAGAGCACTAGGTCCACAGATTACCGACATTGCAGTTGGTTTAGCTACAGGTCAAGCACCTTTAACTATCTTGTTACAACAAGGTGGTCAGTTACGAGATCAGTTCGCTTTGGCTGGTGTTGCTGGTAAAGACATGGGAGACATGTTAACTAAAGCTACAATTGGTATGGCAAGTAGTGTGAAAGACGTAGCATTAGCTGTAGGTGGTGCATTAGGCGGGGCGTTCCTTGCTGCAGGTAAGGGTGCAAATAAATTCATTGGTGATATAACAGGCGTATCTTCTTTATTAGAAAATATGCGATATCAGATAGCATTAATGGAAGGTTCCAGTGGTCCTTTGATGAATGTATTCAAAGGTGTAGCAACCGCAATCACTGTTATGACAGGTGCTATTCTTGCAGGTGCTGTAGTAGCATTGATCGCATATGGTGTTGCACTTAAAGAGGTTATTGAACAAGAGTCTGCTCTATCAAAAGCAATTAATCTTACTGGTGGTTCACTTGGTCTTACTACGGATTCTGCACATGCTTTATCACAAGAATATGCTGGTTCCAAAGGTAATGTAGGAGCATATGTTGAAGCTATCACAGAGATTGCTAAAGCAGGTAGTGTTACTTCTAATAACTTAAAAACAGTAGCAACCACAATCGTTGAAGTAAGTAGAGTTACTGGAATCAGTGCTGAGACTCTTGCAAAGAATTTTAGTAAGATTTCAGAAAAACCATTAGAAGGCTTAATTCCTTTTGCTAAAGAGTTGGGTACAATCAACGTAGACGTTTTGAAATATATCCAAAGACTTCAACGTGCTGGAAAACATACAGAAGCTGCTAAAGTTGCGACAGAAGCATATGCTGGTGCTCTAAGAGATGCTTCCAAAGCAATTAAACAAGATATGGGATTCCTTGAAGATTTCTTCTTCCATGTAGCCAGAGGTGCTAAGATGGTATGGAATGAAATTCTAAACATTGGTCGTGCAGTACCTCTTGCTAAACAGTTAGCAGAAGCTCAAAAAGAATTAAGGTCTTTAGAAGCTGGTGATGGTATAATGACTGATCAGTACCGTAAGAATTCTATTCAAGGTGCTAAAGCAGTTATTGATGGTATTCAGAAACAAATTGATGCTCAGAAAAAACTTGGTGATCAAAAAGCTAAGAATACCGCTGATGTTACTAATTTAGAAAAAGGTCTAAAGGATGAAAATAAAGGAATCGAAGATCAGCAAGCCTTTGATGAAAAAATTGTAAAGCAAGCAACTGAATCTTACCTTGCACAGATTGGTGCATTGGATCATTTGACTAAAGCTGAAGTTACTTTATTGAAATTACGTACTGATCCACTTTGGGAAAAAACTCCACAAACTATTAAAAATCAAGTTGAGGCACTATATGGTGCTGCATCCGCTAATGAAAAATTAGTAAAATCTGAAAAAGATTTTGCAAACGCTCTTGAAGCTGCTAATAAATTTTATCAAACACAAGTTGGAGCCGTTGAAGATTTAACAAAATCTGAAATAGCTTTAAATAAAGTAAAAGAAGATGGTAACTATAAGAATTTTACTCCTGCTCAACAAAAGCAAATTGATACAATATATGAACAAGCTTCTGCTAATGAAAAATTAGTAAAATCTGAAAAAGAAACAAAAGATGCTCTAGAGCTTAAAAATAAATTATTAGGTAAATCTGATAATCTAGGTTCAGAATATTACAAGACTATTGAACTTATCAATTACTACGCTAAAGTAGGTAAGTTTGGTGCAGATGAAGTTCTACAACTTAAAGCTGCTCTTGAAGCTACTACTCCAGAAGCTAAGAGACTTGCTGCTGCTCAAGCTGAAAATGCTAAAGCAATGTCAGGTGTAACTGCTGAACGTGCTGCTGTTGCTGATCAATACGGTGGTGATTTTAAAACTGAAAATGAAAAAGCTGACATTAAGAATCTATCAGATTACCGAAAGAAGATTGCAGAAGTAGATGCTGAATTAGAAAAACAATTATCTGCTGCAACAGAAGAAACTACTTATTCTGAATACATGATGTATAAGGAATTAGCTGACGCTAAGAAATCTTTAGCTAAGGATGTTTATGATAGAGAGCAATATTTGTTATCAGATGGTTATAAGCGCAGTAAAGCTCAAGCTGATGCAATGGAAAACTTATTCAAAGGTATGGCTGACGCAATTGTTGACTTTGCTTTAACTGGTAAAACATCATTTGGTGATCTAACGAAATCAATTATAACAGACTTAATCAGGATGGAAATGCAGATGCAAATGTCTAGCATCTACAAAGGTCTTGGTGGTTTCGGTGGTATCATGAGTATGATTACAGGTGGTAACGCTGCTGGTAATGCAATGTTTGAAGCTGGCTTTAATCAAATGGTTCCTATGGCTAAAGGTGGTGCTTTCACAAATAGTATCGTAGATAGCCCTACAATGTTTAAATTCGCCAAGGGTACTGGTTTAATGGGTGAAGCTGGACCTGAAGCTATCATGCCTTTACGCAGGGGTGCTGATGGTTCTCTAGGTGTTGTAGCTGCTGGTGCTTCCTCTTCAAATGTACAGGTTGTAGTTAACAACAACAGTACTGCTACTGCAAGCGCAAAGGAAACTGTAGATAGTCGTGGTAATCGTAAGATTGAAGTTACCATTGGTGACATGGTTGCTGCTGAAGTTCATAGAAAAGGTAGTGCTGTAAATACAGCAGTTAACTCTTCTCGTAATCAACTCGTAAGGAGATAATCATGGCAGTATCATACATATGGCCTGTATCATTACCGCAGAAACCTAATACAAATTATTCAGAATCTGGAGGTGTTTTAGTTGTTAGATCACCTATGGATTCTGGACCTGCAAAAGAACGCAAAAGAGGAAACAGACCTCAGACTTTAAGTTTAAATTTTGATATGACAGATGCACAAGTTGTTACTCTAGAAACATTTGTTAAGAGTACAATCAATGGTGTAGCTAGATTTGGTTTTACTCATCCTAGAACAAATACTTCCGTTGAAGTTAGACTAGTACCTTCTGGTGATGGTGAACTTTATGATATCAAATATTTATCTCCCGGTTATTGGTCTGTTTCATTAAACATGGAGGTATTACCTTGAGTCGTGCATTAAGTACAAATGCTCTTAAAGCTGTATTATCACCGAATAGTGATTCTACACTAATTATACTATTAACATTGACTGGTGGGGGTATTACTACTCCTATCAGGCTTTGCGATAACTACACACAGAGAATCAGCGAAACTGCTGATGATCAAACCTATGGGGTTATCAGCCGAGGTAATACATATACGTTTTTACCAATGCAAATTAACTTACCAAATGAAGAGAGTGGTTCTTTACCTAGAGCAAACATCACAATATATGATGTTACAAGACATGTGATGCCTCAACTTAGGCAACTAACAGGACCACCTTCAGTTTTAATAGAGTTAGTATTGAGTACATCCGTTAATACATTAGAAGCTGATTTCGCAGGTCTAAAATTAGCAGGTGTAACTTACACTAAAGATTCAATCACTGGTCAACTTGTTGTTGATGGATTAGACACAGAACCTTTTCCATCGCATTCATTTTTACCAAGTTCTTTTCCGGGATTATTTTAATGAAAAAAATGTGGAATGATTATGTAGGTATTCCCTACAAATTACACGGCAGAGATGAAGACGGTTTAGACTGTTGGGGATTGGTGCGCCTAATTTACAAAGAGCAAAAAGATATTGATCTTCCTAGTTTTTCTGAAGAATATCTAAACTCAGATGATGTTCGTCATAATGAAGAAGTTATTGCACGACATAAAGAAGGTTGGTCTTTATCTAATGATTATACTGTAGGCGATGTAGCTTTATTTAGAATCAATGGTTCAGAGTCACACGTAGGCGTTATCATTGATGACAATAAGTTTATTCATGCCCGAGAAGGTAACAGTGTAACAATTGAAAAACTTGATTCTGTTCAATGGCGCAGAAGACTTGTAGGTGTCTATAAGTACACAAGTAAAGTAGAAGCCTATATTCATGCTGTTGTAAATCCACTAAAAACACTAAGACTCGATCTTATTACACATCCCGGTCAAAGCTTACAAGATATTGTAGATGGTTTACAAACAAGACAGAAGCTTGATCCAAAAATATTCGTTAACCATGTTCTATTCTTAGATGGTTATCCTGTATCTAAAACACAATGGGCAACTACTATTCTAAAAGAAGGTCAGCATGTAGACTATCGTGTTGTACCAACAGGTGGTGGTGCTGGTAGACTCTTAGCTACATTAGCAGTTATGGTTGTAGCTTTTTATGCTGCTCCTTATATTGTAGGTGCATTGGGTGGTACTGCAGCAACCGCTGGTGTTGCTGGTGTTGGTTTTGGTGGACTAAGTTACACAGCTTCACTTGCTATTGCAACAACGGGTATTAACATCGTTGGTGGTTTACTAGTCAATGCACTATTCCCAATTAGACCACCAGAGCAAGGCGGTAATGCTAGTGCTTTCAAGAACACCAACTTAATTCAAGGTGGATCAAACAGAGAAAATCAATACGGTTCAATCCCTGTTGTACTAGGAAGATTACGTTATACACCTCCAGTTGGTGCTAAAACTTTCGTTGAGAATGATGGTGATACTAGCTATCTAAGAATGCTTGCTATTTGGGGATATGGTCCTTTACAAGTTACTGATGTAAAATTAGGCAATGTTCCTTTATCTTCATATGATGAAATTGAACATCAAACGCTATATGGTACTGCTGAAGACACTTCTGCCAATATTAATAAGTTCAATGCTATCTATGGTCAAGATGTAACTCAGCAAAATCCTAACTTAGAGCTTGAGTGCAAACGTCAGTACCTTACAGAAGTTATTGTTACTGGTGGTAATACTTTTCAAGTTACCGTAGATCAACGAGGTAAAGATAAAGTACATGATTTACAAGTTGGTGATCCAATTCAGACTCTTAGTTTTTGGAATGGTGCAACTGGTGAAGTAATAACTACTGATCCAGTCAACGGTGGTATATACAGTCAAATAGTTCAAGAAGATGTTAGTGTTAAAGATTTAATAGTAACTCAAATCATTAGTGAAACAGTTTTTAAATGCCAAGTGTCTACTGGTAGTTATACAAACGGTACATATCCACAAAGTTCGTATAATCCATTTGGTTCAGGTGACACAGCATATTTCACAGGTGGTAACCCTTGGAGTGAATTTACTATTGGTCAAGAAGTTGATCGAATTGGTGTAACTTTAAATTTCCCACAAGGTTTATATGGTCTAACCAGTGGAGGTGATGACGCACAAAGAGAAGTCAGTGTTTCTATTCAATTGCGACCCGTGGGTGAGACAACTTGGAATGAAGCATACGAAACTGTATATC